AAGAAAAATCAGTATTGGATCTGATTATAAAAATGATGCTATGCACTATGCTGTTGGACAGCAAGTATACGGTGGTCATACGATTTCTCATATTTTAAATGATAAAGAAGAACAATCTTATAATATATTTATAAAAAAAGGAGATGAGGTATTGCCTTGGAAGAAGTTTAATTCTCAAATGGCTATATCTGTAGAATATGATTTAGAATATTAATGAAAAGTTTATATCAATTTATTATTAAACCTATTGGGGAAAGATATAAAAACAAAATTAATATTGATGGTTGTGAATTAATTGTTAATTCTACTATATCTAGTCACAAATTTGTAAATAGAGAAGCAGAAGTAGTTAGTGTTCCGCTTATATATAATACTAAAATTAAAAAAGGAGATAAAGTTATAGTACATCATAATTTATTTAGAAGATATTATAACATGAAAGGGAAATCAGTGAATAGTACTAAATATTTTAAAGATGATTTATATTTTGCAGTTCCCTCTCAAGTATATATGTATTATCAAAAAAATAAGTGGATACCTAACGAAAACTATTGTTTTGTAAAACCTTTATTAGAAGATGAAAAAATAATAAAGAATAAAGGGATATTAAAATATGGTAATAGTTCATTAGAAGTGCTTAAAATAAATCCAGGAGATATAATAGGGTTTAAACCACTTAGAGAATTTGAATTTATTATTGATAATGAACTTTTATATTGTATGGAATCAAATGATATTGTAATTAAATATGAACACAAAACAAACCAAGAAGAGTATAATCCAAGCTGGGCAAAAAGCAGTTGAAGAATTAATTAAAGTAGCAAAAGAAAAAATTGTAGATTCAGAAGATGATGTTTCGGCTGATAGATTAAAAAACGCTGCTGCTACAAAAAAATTAGCAGTATTTGATGCATTTGAAATATTAAGTCGTATAGAAGAAGAAGAGAATATGTTAAAAGAAATTAAAAAAGAAAATCGAGGTAATAACTTTAAAGGTTTTGCCGAAGGTAGATCAAAATGACATATACACAAACTCTATATAAAATTTTATCTGATCATATTAAACCAAAAATAATAAAAAGAAATAATAGATATAAAAAATGGAAATATGGGTACGATCAAGAAAATGATATCGTGGTTATCAGCAAAACTGGCCAAATTGGGGAAATATATGAAATCCAAGGTCTCCAAATTGCTTTACCGCTAGAAGAAAAAGTATATAAAAAAGGAAATAAAAAAGAAGAACAATATTGGGAAGTATTTGATTATCCTAAAGTTTTAGATAGACTTAAAACTGTTTTTGATTGGAATAATACTTCTCTTGATTTTAAAGATAAATGGTATGATTATATTGATGAAGAATTTAAAAGACGTGAAGAAGGCTTTTGGTTTTATAACAAAGGCATTCCCACTTATATTACTGGTTCTCATTATATGTACTTGCAGTGGACCAAGATTGATGTTGGGAAACCAGAGTTTCGAGAGTCCAACAGACTTTTCTTTATTTTTTGGGAAGCGTGTAAATCCGATACTAGGTGTTATGGAATGTGCTACCTTAAGAACCGTCGATCGGGATTTTCTTTCATGGCATCCTCAGAACTGGTACACCAGGCCACTATATCCTCAGATTCACGATATGGAATATTATCTAAAACTGGAGCTGATGCGAAAAAGATGTTTACTGACAAAGTGGTACCAATATCAGTTAACTATCCCTTCTTTTTCAAGCCAATCCAGGACGGTATGGACCGCCCCAAGACGGAACTCGCGTATAGAGTCCCTGCCTCGAAGCTTACCAGAAAAAAATTGGACCAGAATAGTAAGATCGAAGACCTCCAGGGGTTGGATACAACCATCGATTGGAAGAATACCGGCGACAACTCCTACGATGGGGAGAAGTTACAACTCCTTGCGCACGACGAGTCAGGGAAATGGGAGAGGCCGGATAATATCCTCAACAACTGGAGAGTCACGAAAACGACGTTAAGATTAGGGAGTAGAATAGTTGGAAAATGTATGATGGGATCTACATCAAATGCCTTAGACAAAGGTGGTGATAACTTTAAAAAATTATATGACGCTTCAGATGTTACAAAAAGAAACCGCAATGGACAGACTAATACAGGATTATATAGTTTGTTCATACCTATGGAATGGAATTACGAAGGATACATCAATACTTATGGCATACCTGTATTCGAAACTCCAAAAAAAGCCGTTAAAGGGATTGACGGATCACAAATTAATATCGGGGTTATCTCTCACTGGGAAAACGAAGTTGAAGGTTTAAAAGAAGATCAAGACAGTTTAAATGAATTTTATAGACAATTCCCACGAACTGAAAAACACGCTTTTAGAGACGAAGCAAAACAATCTCTTTTTAATCTTACAAAAATATATGAACAAATAGATTATAATGAAGATTTACGTAATACAAATATTATAAGTCAAGGTAATTTTCAATGGGAAAATGGGATTAAAGATACTAGAGTTATTTTTATGCCTAATAATAATGGAAGATTTTTTATTTCGTGGATTCCTCCTTATAATTTACAAAACAGGTATAATATAAAAAATGGAATACGATATCCTGGTAATACTGATTGTGGCGCTTTTGGTTGTGATCCTTATGATATTTCAGGAACTGTAGATGGTAGAGGTTCAAAAGGTTCTTTACATGGTTTAACTAAATTTACAATGGAAGATGTTCCTCCTAATAGCTTTTTTTTAGAATATATAGCAAGGCCTCAAACTGCGGAAATCTTTTTTGAAGATGTTTTAATGGCATTAGTATTTTATGGAATGCCACTTCTTGCAGAAAATAACAAACCTAGATTATTATATTATTTAAAACGAAGAGGTTATAGAGGATATTCTATGAATAGACCAGATAAAATTTATAATAAATTATCAGTAACAGAAAGAGAAATAGGTGGTATACCTAACTCTAGTGAAGATATCAAACAAGCTCATGCCGCTGCTATAGAAGATTATATAGAAAATTTTATAGGATATAATGGGGAAAATTATGGAGATTTATATTTTCAACGCACTTTAGAAGATTGGGCAAAATTTAATATAAACAACAGAACACTTCATGATGCCTCAATAAGTTCAGGCTTAGCAATTATGGCGTGTAATAAAAATAGATATAGACCAACCGCTGAAAGAAAATTAACATCAGTACCTTTAAGTTTTAAAAAATACGATAATAAAGGAGTAAATTCAAAAATTCTAAACTAGATGATTAAAATCAACTACAATAGTGCTTTTCCTGATCAGGTGGTACCTGAAGAAGAGAAAAAATCTAGAGAGTATGGACTACAAGTAGCACAAGCAATTGAGCATGAGTGGTTTAGAAACTCAAGTGGTCAAAACCGCTTTATCAGTAATTTTCAAAATTTTAATAGATTAAGATTATACGCAAGAGGAGAACAACCAGTTCAAAAATATAAAAATGAATTAGCTATTAACGGGGATTTATCTTATCTTAATTTAGATTGGAAACCTGTTCCAATATTATCTAAATTTGTAGATATTGTTGTAAACGGAATGACAGATAAAGGATATGAAATAAAATCATATGCAACTGATCCTTTTGCTACTAAACAAAGAACTAATTATGCTGCTAATGCTTTAAGAGATATTCAAAATAATGCAGAAATAGCACAACTTCAACAAATAACTGGAAAAAATTATTATTCTTCAGCAGATCCTGAATCATTACCGGAAGATCCAAATGAATTAGATCTTTATATGCAACTTAATTATAAACAAAGTATAGAAATTGCAGAAGAAGAAGCTATTAATAATGTTTTAGATTATAATAAATTTGATGAAACTAAAAAAAGATTAGCATACGATTTAACTGTTTTAGGAATAGGTTGTGTTAAAACTGATTTTAATTTATCAGAAGGAATTACAGTTGATTATGTTAATCCTGCTAATATAGTTTATTCTTATACCGATGATCCTAATTTTGAAGATATATATTATGTAGGTGAAGTTAAAAATATGTCATTATCAGAAGTTAAAAGACAATTTCCATGGTTAACTGATAGTGATTTAGAAGAAATACAAAAATATCCGGGAAGAAATTCTTATGTAGAAAATACATGGTGGGGACAAGAAACTCAAGATCAAGTCCAAGTTTTATATTTTGAATATAAAACATATCAAGATCAAGTTTTTAAAATAAAACAAACTGAACAAGGATTAGAAAAAACATTAGAAAAGCCAGATACATTTAACCCGCCACAAAATGATAATTTTGAAAGAGTTTCCAGAGCAATAGAAGTACTATATTGTGGTGCAAAAGTATTGGGTTTAGGAGGTAATTTACTTAAATGGGAATTAAGTGAAAATATGACTAGACCATATGGAGATACAACGAAAGTTAACATGAATTATGTTATTACTGCTCCAAGAATGTATCAAGGTCGTATTAATTCAATAGTCGAAAAAAGTATTGGGTTTGCTGATATGATTCAATTAACACATTTAAAATTACAGCAAGTATTATCTAAAATGGTTCCGGATGGTGTTTATTTAGATGTAGATGGTTTAGCAGAAGTTGATTTAGGTAATGGTACAAATTATAATCCAGCCGAGGCTTTAAATATGTATTTTCAAACAGGTAGTATTGTAGGAAGATCTTTAACACAAGATGGTGAATTAAATAGAGGAAAAGTACCAGTACAAGAATTACAAACTTCAAATGGTATGGGTAAAATTCAATCTATGATTCAAACTTATCAATATTATTTGCAAATGATAAGAGATGTTACCGGGTTAAACGAGGCTAGAGACGGCAGTACACCTGCAAAAGATTCATTAGTTGGATTACAAAAACTAGCAGCGGCAAATTCTAATACCGCAACTAAACATATATTACAATCATTAATGTATTTAACTGTTAGAGCATGTGAAAATATCAGTTTAAGAATTTCAGATATGCTGCAATTTCCTTTAACTCAACAGAGTTTAATGACTAGTATTAATACTTTTAATACTCACACTCTTAAAGAAATAGAAAAACTAAGTTTACATGATTTTGGTATATTTTTAGAATTAGAACCTGAAGAAGAAGATAAAGCTAATTTAGAGCAAAATATTCAAATGGCTTTACAACAACAAAATATTAGTTTAGAAGATGCTATTGATTTAAGAGAAATTAAAAATATAAAACTTGCTAATCAAAGTTTAAAAGCTAAACAAAAGAAAAAACAAGAATTAGATAGAGCACAACAATTAGAAAATATAGAAGCTCAAGCTGCTGCAAATGCTGAATCTGCAGAAAAAGCTGCATTAGCTG